CCCTGTCGCCCTTCTCGCCCGTCAGCAGCGAAACCTTGCCCATGCTGGCGCGGGCCTGAAACGCACGAGCGCGAATGCCCTTGTTGACAATGCTCGGTATCCACTCGATCCGGGTATTGACCTTGCGCTCTCGCATCCGCCTAACCAGCGCCGGCCGGATTGCCTTCTCTATGACGCCCTGTTCCCCGAAGAAGCACAGCGGCTGCCATATCTTGACCAGATCAAGCGTGGCCTCGATCCACGCCGCCGAATCCTTCTGGCCCCACCACCAATCGAGCTGGGCCAGCGTGTCGTTTGCGCCAAAGCCCCAGACGCCAATCTCGGTGAAGTCGCCGCCGCCCTCGGTCACGGCAAAGTCGCTCGTGATGTAGACGTGGCGCGTCTTGCGGACCTCAGCGGCAGGCTTTGGCGAATGCCGATGAAACCATTCGCCCAGAAAGTATGTACCCTCGTCCGGTGAGGGCTTGCCCTGATAGAGACTGGACCATGTCCGCGAGTTGGATTCGAACGGCTTCCAGTGCTCGCGCGGGAACCACTCAGGCCAGAGATAGTCGCCCGGCTTGCGCCCGAGCGGATCATCTGCCCGATCAGCCTTGGCGGGAATGCAGATCACGCGCCAGACTTGGCCGTCCCTGCACTCGATATCGCCGCTCTCGCCGTCCCATTCTTCCGGCAAGATACCGCCAGCCAGATCGTCCTGGTGCCAGCGAGTTTGCACGATGATTGTCCAGCCGCCCGGCTTCAGGCGGGTCAGCAGATCGTCCTGATATGCATCCGCCGTCTTCTTGCGGATCGTCTCGCTTTCCGCGTCTTCCCTGCCCTTGACCGGGTCGTCAACGATGATGCCGTTGGCGCGGTTGCCGGTCATGCCGGCGAGGATGCCGCCCGCCATGTACTCCGAGCCGTTCGTCAGCGACCACTCGTCAGCCGCGCTCGATTCCTTCGTTATCTCGGCGTCAAACAACGCCTGATAGCCTCTGGACCGCACCAGTTGCCGTGCCCGTCGTCCCTGCTTTCGCGCAAGGTCAGAACCGTAACAGCCGAGGATGACCTGCTGGCGCTCCTTCACGCCCATAAGCCACGCCGGGAAGACCACGCTGCAATAGGTGGACTTCGCAGAGCCAGGCGGCATGAACACCATCAGGCGCTTCAGCGTGCCGTCCGCAATCTCCTGCAAGGCCGTCAGCAGCACGTCATGGTGCAGCGCCAGACCTTCGACCCGGATCGTGTGAAACTGGTCCTCGTCCTCATGATCCGAGAGCGGCGCCCCCGGAATGTCCACCATCCGGGCAAACCACTTGATGTCTCGACGCGCCAGTTCCTTACGGGCGGCGAGGACGTCAGCTACGGTCGGGCGGTAGGTTGATTGTGGCGAGCGCTTCGAGCTGGGCTTTGCTGAGCTTCTTCGCGTCGATTTGGGTTGTGACGATAGGGCCGCCATTTTTACCCGTGTGCTCGTGTTCTGACTTGTCGCGCCACAGATCAGGACGCCGGTTCTTCAGCCAGAAGATCGCAGCCGTCGTGTCTGGCGCCATGTGCTCGACGTAAGGCGCGTACACAGGGTCTTCCTTGCCCGCTGGCATGAAGATTTTGACCGCCTGCTGCCTGTAGCCGATCGCCTTCTGATACAGGCTTCGCTCGACGCGCTGGTCTGCCAGTTCCTTCCCCGTCTTTAGGGCCTGACAAAACGCCTCGTGTTTCAGCTTCCAGCGGTAGATTGTCCTAACGTCAACTTCGAAGAAGTCGGCAACCTCTTCGTCTGTCGCTCCTAGTGCGCATAGCTTCTCTGCCTGTGCGGGCGATGTGTCTGGGTCATAGGCTGAGGGACGGCCAATTGGGCTGTCTGCGATCTCCTGCTGTTCGGACAGGTCGCTCACGTTGAGACATAGCTCCCGTAATCCGCAACGCCCGTCGTATTCGGCCTTACGAACCGCAGCAATTCCCTGCGGATGCGGCCTCCGGATGTGGTTATCAGGGCGTCAGTGTCGCAGAGATAGTCAACGGCTGAGACGGTGAGGGTAATGATGCCAGAGCTGTTGGCCTGGGTGACGGTGCCGCCTGTGGTTGATGGCAGGGTGACGGCTGAGATGGTTTCCGTTCCAAGCCAGTCGTTCATGTCGAGTTGCGGCTTGATCGTCTCGCCTTCGAGGATCTGGCAGGTGTAGCGGCCTGTCCTGTCGTCAAAGGTGAAGCCGCGGAGGATGCGGCGGTTGTTCTCCCTGATGCGGATGGCGAGGTCGGTCATCAGGCAAACCGGGTCGCCATGACGTTGCCGGTGGAAGCCGCAAGGACGCAGGTGATCTGCCCGCCGAACTGGTAGGGCGCTTCCCAATAGGCGCCGTTGGCTAAGGCCACGGTATGCAGCGAGGAGGACACGGTTCCGGGGCCGCACAGGACATAGGCGATCTGCCCGCTGGCGTTCTGGACCGTCAGGCCCGCGTCTGACCTTGTGCCATCAGCGCGCAACGTTACCGGGGTCGTTGAGCAGGCTACAGCCGCGCAGAGTGCGCTTGAGATGGTCATGAGCAGGCTCCTGACGAAAGGGTGCGGGAGCGACGGTCCAGCCCGTCTGCCTCCCTTGGTTAGCTTGTTGCAGGCTCGCCGCGGACGGTTGCCGCCTCTGCGTTTCTTGCGTCCTCGTCCCTGCGTTCGATGCGGTGATGGGAGGCTGCGAGGTCGTATTCGGCCCTGAGTTGCTGCATCGCCTGGTTCAGCAGGTGCATCCTTGTCTCGGGGCGGATGCGACGGAAGTTGCTGGCGAATACTAGGGTGAGCTTGCCGCCGAACCAGGGAGCCTTGAGCTTGGCGATGGTCTTGATCATCAGCGCCTCGGCGTGAGTTTGGCTTTGGCCTTGGCCGGCTGGGCTATCGTCGGCTTTTGCGGCTTGGCAGGCTTGTGGATATCTGGCCCGACGATCCAGTCTTCCCGAGGGGAAAGCATGTTGATGAAGTGATCAGCATGGGCGGGCGGCATTGCGGCCAGTTCGCCATGAGAGCGGGCTACACGCAGATGGAACCTGCACCGGCCATCGGGCGCACAGTCGGCTTGGAAGCTGATGTAGTCGCCTTTGAAGCGCTTCCCGAGGACCGTCAGGGCGAAAGTCTCGCAAGCGTGGTTGCGCTGGTTCTCGAAGTCCGAGCCCCTGTAGATGCGCTCCAGCTTTGATATGCCGTCAGTCTCGGGGGCAATCAGCAGGGCTTTGACGTAGTCTACTGCTGCCTGGATATCAGCATGGGCTACCCAGCGGTGCGAGGCGAGATGCTTGAGCATCATGGGAGAAGCCCCCTTCTCCGTGAATTTTGGACATGGCTAGGAATAGGGCCGAAAAAATCGACCATTCACGGCAGGCGGCAAAGTCGGCAGCGTCCTGACGGGCTTAAGCCGTACCATCTCGCCTGAGGGTATCCCCCAGATTAGTGACAGCCCGCGCCACATGTATGGAGGGATTGCCGAATTGCGTCAACCTGTAGGCGGGCTATGCGGCCTCCGCCTTGATACAGTCATCCACTGAAATTCGGATTTCCTGATCGCGGCCTAGCAGGCGCATGATGAAATGCGCCTCGCCGTCCTGCACGTCCTGCACCTTGAGCCGGTGATCCGTGAGAACGCCACGGGTGACGATGACCTCGTCCCCGATCTTGAACTCATGGCCCGTCCGGAAGTGGCGGAAGTAGCCCGGCAGGCGCCCGCCCTGATAGCCGAGGAAGCTGAGGACGGCCTGATGGTTCAGTTGCGCCGGCCTGCCCTCGAATGACACCACGGAATTGACCATGTGCAGGCGGAAGATCACGTACCATGGGACAGGCTGGTCAGGCTTCGTGCCGATCAGGCAATAACCTGGAGCCGCCACGAAGGTCTGAAGCTTGCGCTCCTTGTCCCATTTGGTCTTCCGCCTTAGCCGCGTCTCGGTTTGACCCTCAAGGCGTGCCAGACGAGTTCCCCTTGTGCCCCGTTCATCGTCTGCGCCTTTCATGAAAGATTGAACCGATAGCGAGCAGGCTCAGGGCGAGGATGCCGAAGCCCGCTAGGATGGTGTTGAAATCCTGAGGCGCGTACAGAAACAGCGCGACAAGGCCGAGGATGCAGAGCGCGGATATCCTCATGTGTTGCCCCCGCTTCCGTGCTTGATCGCGTTCCAGACGACCCAGCCGAGGAATGGCAGGGCTGCGATGACGCCCACGAGCAGGGCGAGTTGTTCTGCGCTCATTGCTTGCGCCCCCATCCG